AACTCATCAGTGCCATATCAGGTCTACCCCAATCACCATAGACTGTAAAGAAACGCATTCCAACTGTATCAAGACCAGAGGACTTGAACATCATTTCGTTACATCTCTTTGTATATGCATACGGATTAAGTTGGTCGCCTGTCACACGGTCTTCTCTGAAAGGAAGGGGAGAACCCGCATAGACAGACGACGACGAGGCATATAAAACTCTAGACACCTTATACATTTTACAACAATCGATTAGGTTCTGTGTTGCGTCAATATTATTCTTTATGTAATCGCGTTCCTTACCAAAGGAGTCACGAACTCCTGCGAGTGCTCCAAGGTGGATTACTATATTTGGTTTGACAATACTGAACGCATCATCAAGTGATGGGAAGTGTGTCATGTTAACTCTCTGAACACCGATATCCATAAAGGCAACTCGGTCTTCTTTGATTGAAGGGTCATACAATATGTCATTATAGTTATCCAAACCCATCGTAAGGAAACCATCATTCTGTAGGTCAGCAATCAGATGCGAACCTATGAAACCCGCACCACCTGTAACTAGTATTCTCATCATTATCCGTTCCTGTAAATATATTCGAGTGCTCGGTCTGCTTCTTTATTCATATCGCGTTTACTATACCATTGACCTGTTTCATTATCGAGTTCTTGACACATGTCAGCAATCTGTTTTGCGGACATAGGATACCCTCTCTTCACAGCATTACCTGCTGTAGCAATCATAATTTGATACATCTTATAATACCAACCTGTACCAGTAATGGCACGATATTCCATCTCAAGTTTCTTAGGAAAGAAAGGGCAATCACGATATGATGTCCAAGATACATCGGTATTACTTAGGGCATTTTTACGATGCTCTATTACCGCTTTCTGTAACGCAGGAGGAAGTCTTTCCATAAAACTCTTACCTTGTTTTTCTACATAAGAATGTTTATTCATTAACATATCAGGGTCAATATGTATACCCTTGTTACTGAATATAAAACTCAGCGCATCAGGATACTGAGCAGGAACATAGTACATACGTGATACATCCTTAGTCTGTTCATCACCCAACTCACCGAACTGCTTATTCATAGCAAACCAGAAGTGAGGTAAATCTTTTAATTCAACATTACGAGTGATAGGAAATACCAAACGAAATCTAGGTTGCTCGGGACGAGACGATGCAGTATTATAACAGATATATTGATATCCTCCAAACATTTTATAGAGTTCTTTTTTTAGTCGGGCAACAGGTTCGATATTGTTATCAGTAGAAGGAAGATGAAAATCATCAACATCCAACATACAAAAACCACCCCAAGAATGAACGTTACGATTACTCCTTGTAGTACCCTCTTCATATAATGAAGGGGAGATAAGCGGACTAGATTCTTTTCCACCTTTGATTCCTTTCTTGCTGTGTAGTAAATACAGAAGTAACTCGAAGTCTTCCCACGTGTCAAAGTTCTGGACACGATGCGTCTTGTTGTCAAACGTATTCTTAAATATGGTTAGTGAATAATTCATAGTACAATTATACTATATCTTAACTTATAAGTCAAGAGAAAAAAGCATCTAATTGTGCTTGAGGTTCAGCGCTCCAACCTACCGCATCAAAGATAGGTTCTAGGGGATGAAGAAAAGTTTTCTCAAACATTTTATCGTAGTCAATATATTTACCCAGAGCAAGTTCACGAGGGAAGTTTAGAGGATAAGAGATTACGTTCTCCTTGATAGGATTAGGTGTTTTGAGATAACAGAACTTAATTTTCTCACCGTTTTTAATCTGTTCATATCGTGCTATATTCTTTGTGGACTTGTTATATAGTAATGCTCCACGTACGTGTATGGGTGTACCCTTTTTATAGATAGTCTTACGGTCACTCCATTTACTCACATTAGAAACTCCGCGAGGGAATGATATATCTTCAGGTGGTAGTTTATTAAAGTCATTACGGAATGTTCGAATAAACTTCTGAACCTCATCTTCAGTACCCTTCACAAGAATATGAAACATCTCTTTCATCTTGTCGCGGACAACCATAGGAGTAGAGGACTTAACTGCCTCGATACCCATAACCTTTAATTTAGGTTCGGCATACTGAACACCCTCGTTGTTATGTACATTTAGAATATATCTTTTCTTGGCGCACCAGATAGCACGGTCTGCGATTACCTCACGACCCATCTCCATTCTGTTCTTGAATGCGTTAGTATAATGAGCAAGGTCTTTGTATGACTTGACCAATACTTTCTCAAAGTGTTCACTACATATCTTGTCAAGAAACTTAACAGGGTCTTTAGGTGAGAACTGATTTACAAGTTCTTCCATATTAATATAAAGCGAGTCAGTGTCAATGGCAATAACGTAGTCTTTTTCATCAGTCTTGAGTAGACTGTTCATTTCAAAGTTGACTGCACGTTCTGCCCATTTAATTGACAACTGACCCGCAAGTGTAATGGACTCCGCTACTCTTTGGTCAAAGTAACGGAACCATCTATTACCCAACGCACCATACAAACTGTTCATAAGAATTTTGATACTCATCTGAGAATTATTGAGTGTCGCTATCTTGTTTGATAGTGCCTTGGTAGGAGTCTTTTCATACTCCTGTTGTGCTTCAAGCATTTCTCTCTTTATGAGTTTACGCTCGGCATAATACTGTCTAATGATACTTGGAATAACACCTTCTTTCTCACGAGAGAAACGAACTCCGCTTGGGGCAAGAGCATAGTCAGGGTCAGTCGGTGTATTCTTTCTTAGCATACGTTCTACATCTGTATCGACTAGACCATTAATAACTGTTTCGGGTGACATATTATATTGTACGATAATCATAGGATAGAGAGAGTTAAGGTCAAAGGAAGTAACCCAGTTATGTAATCCTATCTTAGGTTCTTTTACATATCCACCAGCATAATCGCTCTTAGGTTTTTCTTCTTTATAAGGAACCGCAACCTTCTGTTTATTCAGGAGGCGATATATGATACTGTCCCAGATACCTGTAGTACCAAGGCAATCTTCGAAGTTAACACCACCACGATATGACATTGTCATAGCAAGAGTAATGAGTCCTAGTTTCTGTTCTAACTTATCAACGAGTTCAACGTCTTTGATATTGTATTCAATAAACTTTTGATGATCATTTTTATAGAGGGTATGTAAATTACCATGTTCCTCATAAGAAAGTTTACGTTCACCAAGTACTACGTTAGCGATATGGTCAAGACGATAACTTTCTTGTTGACCGAGGGTGTTCAAAGTAAACTTACGAAACAAGTCATAATAATCTAACTGTGCTATCCCTGCTAGGTTATAAGTGTCTATGTCTTTCATACCCATCTTACCACGGATGGTTCTAGAGGTCACTAGACCCCATATAGACCATTTTTTCACTGACTCTTCCCCAAGAACTTTTCTCGTTCTGTTCACAAGGTAGGGGATATCAAAACCTTTTATGTTCCAACCTGTAACAACATCAGGCATTCCGTGACCATTCCAGTACTTTAGGAAGGTATCTATGAGTTGAAGTTCGCTTTCGCATTTAACATATACAGTATCCTGCTCCGGCGCAAACTCACCGAGACCCCATACGCGATAGAAACTTTCCTTAGAGGATTTAGTACAGATAGAGATTACAGGAAAGTTTGCCTTGTCAGGTTCAGGAAACCCTTCGTCAGATTGTACTTCAATATCGATAGTCGTTACGTGTATCTGGTCACGATTAAATGTAATATCTTCGGGGAACCTATCTGTAATGAATTGATGCATATAGTTTGTAGTACCATATGTTTTTACTGTAGGGATATGTTGGTATTGTTTAATAAATTCAGTCGCGTCTTTCATCGAGTCAAACTGCATCGGGGCGACTGGTTTATTGTCAAGGGTTCGCCATTCAGACTGACCATTTACAAATAGTGTGGGTTTAAACTTGACTCGTTCTCTGATACGTTCACCGTTTTTGTAACCTCGATAAAGCATCTGATTACCATAGCGCGTGACGTCTGTATAAAATCTCATTATATATTTTCTCCTATGAACACTTTATATTATATATGAAAGCACTCAGAAAGTCAAGTAAAAAAAAGAGAGATGGCATAACCATCTCCCCCGCGTTAAAGAATGTTCCAGACACCCGCACCAAATGATGCGAAGATTGGAACTAATGTGATAGCAAATACTACTACCATACTTGCGTACATTTCTGCGCAAGTGTTCATGTCGTTTGACATATCGTTACCTCGTGTTAACCGATTTTGATTGTACGAGACTGCTTCTCCTTTGGGATTTCTACTTTCATATCGATGGCAAGTATTCCATCCGATAGAGATGCTCCTGTTACTTGAACATACTCTGATAATCTAAACCTTCTTGTAAAGTCGCGTGTGGATATACCACGATGTATTACGTCTCTACCTTTTGATTCATGTTTACCAGTAACCGTCAACGACCTTTCTTTCTGTTCTACATTAAGTTCGGACTCATTAAAACCCGCACATGCTACTTCTATTGTGTACTCCTCATCCGACACCTTAATGATATTATGGGGTGGATAGTGGTCACTCGCATGTTTAGTTGCGTATTCTAGTTCGTTAAACATATGGTCAAAACCAATAAATGCTGAACGCGGGAAAAGTGTTTTTCCAATTTTTAGATTTGTCATGTCGCTGTTATCTCCTATTGTTAGTTAGCAAGATGAGTGAAGACCCGACTATTCGGCATCTTCACTACTATATATAAGTACTTTTTTTCAAATGTAAAGGGGTAATTAGAAATTAAATGTTATTTTTGTTGAAATAAATTCAGATTTCTTTCTCCAGTTTGAATCGTCAGTTTTTCTTCTGACATACAAACCTGTTGTGATGCCTTTTGTGAGTTTGTAATCAAACCCTGCATCATACTGGGTAGTATACATCTTACCATTCTCACCTTCTGGTTTACCATAAACGGCAATCATTGGTGCGGCAAGTGCGTATACGGATAACTTTTTGTATCCTGTTTTGTATCCTACGATAGGAATGATACGAAGATAGTCTTCGTTATTCTCTAGCATACGATACTCAAGTCTTGGTTTTACAAAGAACCCATTCCAGTCGCCACCCTTATGAGTAACTCTGATTCTATTCTCTGCGAGTTCACCGTCCTTTTGTGCTATACGATATGCGTATGATATATCCCCGACCTTCTTCTCTAGTTGAAGATGTCCTTGGTCTTTATCAAAGAACTGTCTGTATCTAAGATTGGTATCACCCTTCTTAAATATAAAGTCGTTCTGTAGGTAATCGTAATCAATGGCACTTGCGTGTGACGCAAAGAATACCATCGGGAGTACTACTCCTATTTTTAAAAGTGTTTTCATATTATTGCCTTTCTTTTCTTATTGTTTTAATAACAAACATAATATAGTTAAGAACTCTTTTTATTATTACCGATATTATATTTCGGACAGAGTTCCCAATTTGCTTTATCTTTATAACCTATTATTTTTATTTGACGTAGAGGTGCACAATCTTTAACCTGTTCTTTGTTCTGTATTTGGAGAAGACCCCAATCCGAAAGGAGGGTCGCGATTGTATTCCTACGATGCATATCAGTCTCTTCGAGATTTGATTTCTTTCCATCTAACATAAACAACTCCTTGAAGTGAACGATATAGTATCGCCCCTGTTTATGTAATATATGACAAGACTGAAATAGTTTATTTTCTTTCCGTGACGCAACTCCTATTCGCGTTAGCGTTTCACAGACTTTCAAGAAGTCGTCTGGTTCTGCTAGAGTAATCTCTAACATACTTGCAGGACTCCATGAGACTAGTTTACTTTCTTCCACCTTTATTCACCTTTTTCCTTAGTTCCAATAACTGAGGTTGAGATAACAAAGGGAGTACTTG